ATCGCGGATACTGATTCTTTAACGGTTTTGAATTCCCGCTTTGTGCTGTCCAGGTCGTCCGAAATGGTCGTGGTGGTTTCTTCCAGGCTGCTGACTTTGGTGCTGATGCTGTCGGCCTTTTGGCTGATGCTGGAGACATCTTCTTTCAGGCTGTTCACCGTTGCTGTGGTGGCGTAGTCCTTCAGCTTGCTGTCAACGGCATCATTGGCAGCGCTGGTGGCGGTATCCTTCACGTTGGCCGTCACCGTTTCGGTCACTGACTTGGTGACCTCGGTTTTGATCTCGTCAGCGGTCTGCGAAAATAAGCTTTTTGCGCTTTCCTGCGTCAGGTAGTCGCCGCTGCTGGCATTCCACGCGGTCGGCGCGTTGCCGTATTGCAGCATGGGGTGCAGCAGCGAAAACTTGTTGGTGTAGTTGCCGGTACCAGCGTGGGTGGTACCACTGCCCATATCCACCAGCTTTAAGGTGGCGTTGTCCGGCGGCGTCCACAGGCCATACCGCAGTACCCAGCCGTCCGTCTGCTCAATCTCCAGCTGATCAGTTGGCTTAATGGTTGCCCAGCTCTGGCTGGTGGAGTACCCCGCCGTGTAAGCGATTTCCATACAGAACTCATCCGCACCAGAAACGGGTTTGTACATAACAGACAGGCACAATGTCACGCCTTTTGCCACATACGCACCCACCGTTGTCCAGCGAAAATATCGGTTGGAGTTGGTGTTGGCCATGGTCGCCCCGCCGGTTAGTTCATAGGTAATAGAACTGCCGTCGCCGGTATTGCCTTTCAGTTCAGCGTTCTTGAAGCTCTCACTGCCCAGGATCAGGTTGCCGCCGCCGGTGATTTTGGTGTCTTTTTTCACCTCAGAGGAGAGCCCGTCCACCGTTGCTTTCAGGTCGGTATACTTTCCGGTCAGGTCGCTGGCCTTTACTTCCAGGCCGTCCACGCTGGTCTTGATCTCCAGCATCTT